ATGTCTTATCCTGATAATGATTGTAGGCCTGTATGATACGGTCCCTCAAAAGTGCCTGCATACCATCATGGAGGGCCGCTGTCTTTACGGATTCCTCCTTTTGCCTCTTGAGTATCTGACGATACCCAAATCCTAAAAGGGTGGAGATGGCTACAAACAACCATTCCACCCAATGAACACTTATGTATTGTGCTATCACATCCATGATGTCTCCTTACTTTGTGTAGTCCTCTCCGGTAATCTCCTTGTAGTCCGCCTCGGACAGTTTACCCGCGGCCACCAGGGCCTTAAGCCGGTCAATGTCCCACAGCTTTGGGTAATACTTTATCGCTAATGCTTTCACATCCATGGTCTCATCTCCTCCTATAAATCAATACCGGCCATAATAGCCACGTAATCGACATCGGCCCTAAGTTTATCCACCTGCACCCCTACACCCGGCTGTGAGAGCGTCAGGAGCGCCACACGACCATATACGGCCTCGGCGGTGACGGCACCGTCCTCCCCGTACTGCTCTGGCGTGATAAGGTAGTTGTCATCAATACTCTTTGGGTTATCCAGCACCGTATAGCCATCATATACGGCCAGGGTACTGCCATCCTCATTAATGGTCTTAATCTGCTCCGTGGCTGCCGCATCCGCAAACAAGGACACGATATCCTCCAGCGGCTCCGCTGTCTGAAAGATAAGCCTCAGCGTGCTGGGCGTGAAGGATGTGCCGCCGATGACCAGCGGGTACTCCTTCCCGTTTTTCAATACAATCTTTTCATTCATAGATTCATTCCTTTCTGCCCTTCCGGGCAATAAAATAAGCCCCTGGTTTAGGGACCTGATTTGCAGGTTACGATTCATTTTTTCTTATCACAAATAGCAATTTAGGTGATAAGCTGCTTATAAAAAATGATGGTCTATGGTCAGGTAAAAACAACGCTGACGATTATAGAAACCACAACATAATATTTTACTGTAATCCTGTACAGGGTAATCTAACCACATATAATTATCCCGTAAATGAGACTGGTGTTTTTAAAAGCATTGTGTGTAATCAATTTGTCTCTCAGACATACGTTACTATCAGTAACGCCTTATATCAGCGCATCGCTGCTGATAACTCATCGGCTTTTGGCGCTTGGGAGCTTAAATGATTATTATGATGGCTTATTAAACTTCCAAACCTGTTTCCAGTTTTGTCCATCATAAAAATCATACCAGATACCGGTGTTGTTAAATGCGATTGACGCAATCTCACCGTTTTCATAGTAGAGCTGGAATGCCCGGTCGGTCCAGTCGGAATATACGGCTGTAAACCCATTAATGTTCTTGACGCCGTTTAAAGTCACCTTTGCATTGGCCGCTGCTAAATTGCTATCTATGTTATCTTTAACTTGTTTCAGATAAGCGCTGGATGGGACCTTATTTGTAGCTGTGGACTCTGTCTGCACGATATCAGTCTTTTTAAGATAATCCGCCAATTTCGTGGTAAGGGCTGTATTGCTTACCAGCTCCAGGGCAACCTTACGGGCCAGCGCATCCAGCATGGCCTGGGCATTACTGTCCGCTCCGGCAGCCACGACAATCCCCTGTGTATCAGTTGCCTTGACGGATGTTGCCGTACCGTCAAATTCCGTAACCCCTGCACACTGTTCTGCATAGCCTTTAGCTGCCTCGCAGTATGCCTTTGCATTATCTTTTGCATCTCCTTCTTCCACACCTCCAACCGCATACCTCTGTGACTTGCTTGCATAATATTTTGCATTATTGCCTTCAAATCCGGTGCCTCCGATGGCCCAGCCCTGCGCCGTACTGGCTGCCTGTTCCGCCACACCTTTGGACGTCTGCGCATCCAGGGTATACTGGCGGATGGTTGACATGATAGTAGGTTCCAGCTTTGACAAGGTAATTTTTCCGTCAGGTATATCAGCGGATACATTCTTTCCATTGACTGTGAATCGAATTGTGTCCGAATTTGTAAACGTATATGTATCAATGAATTCTGCCATAGATACTTTCTGCTTAGTCCCATCTGCAAGAACTAAAACAAAGTTATTATCTTCAAGATAACAATTAAGTATAATTTTTTCCATAGGTGTGTCACGAGACTTTGTGGTTCCATCAAAACGAGTAAAGGTCATAATGCCAGTGTTATCGTCTATATCAAAATCTATAAATACATTAGCCATATCCGATGCATCGGCCTTATCCTGGGCCAGTATCAGGATACGGTTATCCATCTCATTAATGCCATCCTCCATATGGTTTAAATGCACTGCATTAATAGGGGATTCAATACTCGGTTTATCACGCCATGTAAATGGAGAATAGTATTTAGACAGCGTTTTCGTCGCCCTGCCCATCCTGCTCAGTAGTCCCATCCTCATCACTCCTCTCTTTAAGATAATTCTCCAGCGGCTTCCCTGTCTCCAGCAATGTCCCTATTGTTGCTATCTTCCGCGCCGCCTCCACCCCTTTGAATTCCAGGGAATTTATTAGATTTCCAATCACCAGTATATCCTTCTGGCTATACACTACCATATCTTTATCCTTATCAGTTGGCATATACCACATCCTCCAATCTTATAATCCTGTTATACAGGGCTTGTACTGAGCCAGCCAAAGGTGACGTATAGTTTGGGTATGGAAGGCTATAGAATCCATCCTTTTCCCCATATAAGGGCAATGTTGATTCCAATTCTATTACTTCCTGCGCAATGAAACCCATATCCACTTTATCCGTCCCCTTAATGCAGAAGGTTACTGGGCGCAGCCCCAACACCACTCTCAGAGCCTCCTCCGTATCAATTGGCATTATATTATATTTCAACCGCTTATCACTCCACCATTGCCCTGCTCTGCTGCTATATATCTGTGTACATTCAATATCGTCACCATACACATCCCTGCACACGATGTCCCCCATCTCTGTTGTACCATTCACGGTCAGGCGGTCAATATTAGCATTTTGGGAACTGAGTGTACTACAGCCAATTGTGCTTGTGTTGGTTGTACCAGAGATGTCTGCCATTATCAGTTTTATATTCTTTGCAACCACCCCGCCTGAGGCATCCCAAGCAAGGTTCCCGTTAGCAGCACCACCGGAACCATCTTCATTGACATAAAAGTTGCTGCCTTTAAAAATAAAATGCCCGGCCTCCATAGTGATACATGACCCGGCCTTATTCACCTCCAGATTGATGGAGGCTACCAAATCCCCACGGCTTACTTTGGCTTCAATCTGTCCGGCCAGAACACTTATGCTACCGGCCAATTCCACCTCCTGGTCTGTGGCCCGCTTAACTTCTGCGGTTATCTGGTCAGACACTACCTTTAATTGGGCCGTGGTATGCTTCTCCAGGTCCGTCACCGTAGCTGATACCTCGTCCACGTTACGCACTATAACGGCTGGCTTGCCTTTCAATTGGGTGGTTTCCTTCTTACAACACCAAAGCTTTGTCCCTGTGTCTTGGTCCCCTTAGCCTCCACGGTATCCATCATGGCTTGTATGCCGCTCATGGTCCGGGTAAGCACAAATGTAGCTATCTCCGTGTCCGTAGTGATTGCCCGCAGGCCGTCTCCCACCTCTATCCAGGGCATTGCGTAGGATACTATCTTAGCCGGCCGGTATGTCTTGCCTGCAATGGAATCATATATGGACCAAGCCAGTTTGGTAAGGTCTGCGCTCCCCAGGCCATAGGCCAAAAAGTTACCCTCCACTATATAAGCATTGCTGCCGGAACCGACCACGGCGCCGATGTCTCCATCTTCCTGCCGCACCTGTACACGGTCTATCCCATCTATCAGATAATCCTCGTAAGTGATGGTTTTGTAATACTCCAGTTCCTCCGCGGCCGCCCATCCGGACTGCGGATACAGGTCGTCTCCAGGGTACAGGGTATCAGACGGATACAGGCCGGTATCCTGCAGGCTGATATACGTCAACATGCCAGTGCGGTCAAAGTGGCCGAACACACCATTAATCTCACAGATAGCCTTAAGCACATCCCGGCCGCACAAAGATTCAGGGCTGATAGTCTTGCCGACCACCATCTCGTCATTGATTAGCACTGTCTGCTGCTGTGGTACTCCTATGTGCTCGCATAGACTGTCCCGCAGCTCCTGGATGGTATGCGTGGTATCGTCTGTGGGGTACATTGCATGGTACCAGTCTGACACATCCACATCAAACTTAATCATCCGGTCATAGGCCGTGATTTTCCGCTTTCTGCGGTCGGCCTGCTTCACTACACTGTCAACTACATAGATTCCATAAGCCATCTTATAATCGCCTATACTCAGCGTGGCAGTAAACTCCCGGCCCTCAATCTCCTCATCTACATCGGCTACTGTAACCACAAACTTAGCCGCCTCGCAGCTTCCCCAGACAATGTTACTCCCGGAGGACAGGTTTTCGGTAAGGCTCAATGTCTCCGCGCATATCTGCTCCATTGGGATGGTCAGCCACGGCGTCCCCGCGTCGGATGGATACAGGTTATCGGCTGGGTACAGGTCGTTTGCTGGATACAGTGTATCAACCCCGCCATTAAAAAAAGACAGCTCCAGATGTTTCACTGTCTCCGTCCTGTTATTGTCCGACCGGCACCGCGTCTTTATAATCTCTGGTACATCCAGCACCTTACCACCTCCTTAATACTCAATCAGTGCTATGCGGATGGGGTTGTATCGTATATCGTTTTCGCTGGCATCATAATATGGGAACTGGATATCAGGCACGTAAAATGTACCTGTGACATACTCATTCCGCTCATCGTTCCAATATTCCACATCCATGGTCACACGGTCAGGAAAATACGACTGCATCCTGATTTTGTCAGCCAGATGCATAAAAGGCGTTGTCCACTCAATCTTGGTCCTGGTATGCGGCAATACATTCCTATGCAACACACCGTACCCATCCTGATAGGAATCCTCATCCTGTTTCTGGTCCGGGGTTGCATTGTATGACGCATGGGCTATGAAGTCCATGGGGAACTCCCGTCCGTCAAATTTTAATAGCCATCCTCTGTATGCAGGCATACGCACCACCTCCTTCCGGGCATAACAAAAGCACCCGGTTCCCCAGGTGCTTGCACTTAGTTCTGTTTATTGTTATCTTTAATTGCTTTATAGCTTTTTATGTATATTAGGGACCCTACCATTAATAACCAACCCCATATTTGTAAATCTTTGAAAATACCGTTATACATAAATCCGATTAGGTAACCATATACCAAAAGTATGATGCCTATAATCAGTGGAGTTTTCGGACTCCTTGTTCGCCTGGTTGTAATACTCACAATGCCGCATACTATCATGACTATCCATGTAAAGAATCCTATCATTCCGTCATTTCCACTACCAGATTCCAAGGCATTAACCATTCCTGCTGCACATGACTGGAAGCCAACGATAAACGATAAAACAATCAATATTATCCCAAAAGTCATACGGGCAGTACCAGATTCTCCTTTACCACCACTATCTTTTTTAATCTTCTTACTTTCCTTATTAAATTTTTTAGCATCCAAAAATACATCACTTTCTTTGGGAACGGATACAGGACAACCACAATTCGGACATGATGTAGCCTTGTCACTTATTTCTTTTCCACATTCTGGGCATTTGATTAATGACATGATTTATTCTCCCCCTTCATCATAATAACATATTATAGCAAAAGATAAGGGGGATGTAAATCATTATGTCAGCCCTAATTGTCTACCCGTCTGCTTTTTATAATCAGATGCTCCAGCCCTCCATAGGTCAACTACATCATCCTTATTTACTCCCGGTTTTGCAAGAATCATCCGTAAAAGCTCATTCTGTTCCCGTAAAAGCTGGTTCTGTTCTGTATTGGCTGCATATACTGCTGTTGCTATACCATCAGTAATCTGGTCCTTATTAGCCACGGCAGTCCTGCCACCCATCCGGCCAACCAATTCTGGCCCTGCTTCACTGGCAAGGAAAAGCTGTCCTTTATCCGGGAACCCTCCACTCGCAAATGTAGGTATTTTTCCAAGGCTGATTTCTCCACCTTCATATACCGTCTTTCCCATGACTGTAATTGGGTCAATCGTAAATGTAAGCTTTTCATTCAGCCATTTGGCAAAATCATTCCATATCTGTTTTGCGGCATCTACTGCTGCATCAAACGCCGCCTTAAACCCTTCCTTTATTCCGGTCAGGCCAGATGTCCATTTCTCCTTTGTGAACCATTTTGTTACATGGTTGTCCCACCAGCTTTGGATATCTGTTTTCCATTGCAATACAGTTTCGTCCCATTTTGTTTTTAAGCTGGATTTAATCGTATTGTACAAGTCACTCCATTTCTGTACTGTAAACCACGGGGCAATATGCTGATTATACCATTCATTTAGAGATGCAGTCCATTCTCCAAAGGTTGCTCTAAAACCTTCTATAATGCCTTCCAAAATATATTGCCCGTAAGGTTCCATTTCCTTTGCGGGAGAATGAATTCCGAATATATCGCATATTCCATTTACTATCCATGTAAGCAAATCAGCAATAGGCTCTACCAGAAATGACAACCCCGCTGTCAGTCCTGATGCAATTCCTGCAATAATATTGACACCAAAATCAATAAAATTATCAGATGAAAATGCTTTTTCAAAAAACTCCTTGGAAGTTCCGAGTAATGTTTTTGAAAAGCTCCAGTTAAATAGCGTATCTCCAAAACCTTTCCAGAATTTAGTTGCCCATTCTCCGCCTCGGATTGTATCAAGCAGAAGCCCAATTATTCCGCCCACTAAAGCTCCTATTGGACCTCCAAACATAGCCCCTATACCTGCACTAACAGAAATAAGAAGCCCCTCTCCCATTGCATTGAGGGCACTTTCACCAAAGTTTTCTCTGATAAATTCGTCAATTCCATCAATGATAGCATTACCAATAACATCAAATGCTGGGCCACCAACAAACCCTACTGTAAATCCAGTGAGCGCTATCTTAAGCCCACTGAGCGTTATTCCAGACGTGCCAATTGATTTCAGGATGCCTTTGGCTATCAAACTACCGACACCAGCAAATTTGAAAAGAGCAATTGCTGCCAAAATGGCAGCTTCTATTGGTGCTGCATCCATAAGTCCCGCAAAAAACTTAATTCCTGCACTAATAGCTGCGATTATGAGCCTTCCTGTCATTGCAAGGATTGTATCCCAGTCCAGGGCTGCCAAAAACTCCCCTATTTTCTGTCCCACCATAAACCAATCCGTATTTTCCAGGGCTGTTGCTATGGTATCCAACAACCCTATCGCAAATACAGAGGCGGCACTTCCAAGGGCAGAAAAATCAAAGGTCGAGAAAAATCCGTTTATTCCCGCTGCTATGGATAATCCAAAGTTGGACCAATCAAACTCTTTTCCAAATTCCAGTGCTGCATACAAGGCCGTATTGAGTGCTCCACCAATGGAATGCCCCACTTCCCAGAATAGCTCTGGAGATATAAGACCATTGAGAAACTGCGCAAAACCACGTCCGAAATTTCTTGCAGATTCATACGCATCATTCCAATTGATTTTCCGCAAGGCATCTGTGATGGCGGCGCCAATATAAGCGCCAACGGAATAATAATCCCCCACCTTAAAGGCATCAATTATTTTATTGGATATCTTATCTGCCTCGGCCTGCACATTATCCATACCAAGGTCCAGGTCTCCCAGGATACCCCCGCCGCCTCCACCTCCAGCACCACCAGAATTACGGTTGGAACTTAGATTATTAAGCTCGTCAAATTTGGCAAGTTGCCGGTTCATTTCCTTCGCTGAGTTTGCCGCACTCCCCATGTTATCTGCAATGTTCCCAGAAGAACCAGCTGCGGAATCCATAGAATCTGCCACACTCCCACTCCCGCCTGCTGCATCACCAAATATAGCAACCGTAAAAGCCCGGAAGTACTCAGCTAACGTCTGCAACTTTGCAAGGATGGTATTAATAACCTGGATTACGGGCGTAAAGGCATTGATAAGGCCCTGGCCTATTGTTGCTCTCAGGGCCTCAAACTGTAGCTGCAAGATGCGTACCTGGTTGGCCCAGGAGTTGCTTGTCCTGGCAAAGTCTCCTGATGCATCCGAAAGCTGAGACATAACAAACTGATACCGCAACATGACCTTTTCTTGCTCAGTCATCTTTGCTGTTGTTTTTCCAAATCCGTTATTAAGAGCGTATTGGTCCAGGGCTGTCTGGGTCATGACAACGCCAAGGTCTTTAAGACTTTCTGTCTCTCCTGTGAATATGCTCTTAAGCTTCGTGTAGGCTTCATCCTGAGAGAGATTATAGAATGATGCCACATCACCTGTAAGGCCCGTTATGGCTGCTGACATATCGTATCCGGCCTTTCCTGTTATACCGAATGACTTAGCCATAGCGCCGTATGTACCCATATACTTCTTCGCCATTGTCTCCGACAGGCCGAATGCTTTTGCTGCATCTTTTGCAAATGCATCCACCCTGCCGGACATGGCGCCGAAGGTGACGTCAACAACGTTCTGCACCTCCGTCAAATTGCTTCCCAGGTCAATACATGATTTTCCAAATGCTACAATAGCCGCAATGCTCAGTACCGATGCCAGAATAGCTCCTACCCGTTTCCAGGCGTTTGCTATTCTGGCAGTCTGCCGCTCTATTCGATTTGTTACCTGTGCCGTTTTAGCCTGTACCTTTTCCATCTGCTCCTGGTATGGCTTCGTGTATGCCTCAATGATGACCTTAAGCTTTTCAAGGGTAATTCCACTACCGTCCGTTATCCTCACCGCATTTCTGTTCCATATTTTAAATTAGTCCGCGTTGCCTGCGCATCTCGTTGAACCTTGCGGCATATTCTCGTCTGGATATCTTTGCCTGTTCCAATGCTTCGGCTCTCTGTCGCTCCTCATAAGCTTCCTGTTCTTCGGCGAACAAGTCCGGGTATATATCCCATACATTTGGAAGCTTAATCTCATTCTTGTTGTCAAAAAGCTTCTGCATGTGTAGCCCTATAAGGTCAGATAATTGGAAGCGGGAGGTAATCTGCTCCTTAACCCTCCTCTGCTCCCTCCTCGCATATGAGCCCATAAGGTCGCGGATTTCACCCAAGGAATATCCCCAGAATTCATCCGGCCTTATGCCACAATCCAAAGCAAGAGGGTATAACTCATAAACGAGGTCGGATATGGTTACATCTCGTCCTTGAGGTCCTCCCTCTTGTCTATCACACTCTCCCTCTGGTTCTCCGTAAAAAAACCGCTCACCAACATAATCTCCATGATAACATCAACCATGAGGTCCATCTGGGTTCCGCCCTCATCTGCATATTGGTCATACAAGGCCTGTACATCCTTATATTTAACGCCGTGTTTCCAGGGCGTCATGGCTGCCTGAATCACTGTTAGCATGATTCCCAACTGTGGCAAGCCACCACTCTGCATAATCAACGTCACCAGATTACATCGGAATTTTTCTTCCAATTTACAAATCTGCTGGGTGGTAAGCTTAAGTTTGTAATCTTCTCCACCAACAGTCCAATATGCAAAAGCCTTTCTTCTTTTCTTAAGTTCATCAACTGTTTCAACCTTTTTCTCGGCCTCGTTTTCTTCGTCCATTCCAAACTGTCCCATATTCCATTATCCTCCTTATTATTCAGGGTCCGTCACGGTCAAATCGCTCTGTAATGATATAGCAAGGTTAAATTCAATCACACCATTTACTCCGCCGCCAGTTCTTTTTACGGATACCTGTCCGTCAAATTCTGTTTTAGTGCCATCAATCAGCGTTTCCTGGAATGACAATACCTCTCCCGCATCCTGTGCCGCCCTCATGATACGATATGGGCAATCGGCTTTGGAATTATCATACTTAAATTTGTATGTAATATCACCGGCATCACCAATACCATTCTCGTATTGCTTATTTTTGTCAGTCAGACAAGTATTCTCTACCTTTTCTGGTTCAATACCCATTTCCGGGATTTCTTTAAGCCCTGGAAGGTCTGTAAATGTAGAGCCTCCTGACTTCTTATATCCCAATTTCGCGCCATTAGCTAACATCCAATTCTCCTTTCTTATATGTCGTGATAGACCTCTTTGGTATTTACATCAATCACCATTTCATATCTCATCTGTTTGTGCTTTCTTCCACTTGGGTCATCCACATCCTGGCATCCTGTACGCAACAGTCCCAGCTTTTCAATTGCAGCATCCACAGCTACGGCTGCAGCAGTTGTACTTTTTCTGTGCCATATATCTATCCGATATCTAATATAGGCCTTCTGCTCCCTCATATCTGTATACTCTACAACCTTGTTATCTTCTTCCATGTACTGAATGGATAAATCCTTCTCCCAGTCTTTAGGATAACAGTCAGTTACGTTATCTGTAACAGCGAGGAGAGCTGCATACACCTCGTCCTTAACATTAATCATTACTTACACACCTTTCTTAATTCGCGCTTCAGTGCCTTTTCCATCCTTTCAACCACCTTGTCCTCATTGTTTTTCAAGGCAGGATACATAAAAGGCTGTGCCGGCTGCCCTGTGCACTGGTAAAACCGGCCATCTGGTGTATCCAGGTAAAACCAGTGATATTCTTCCGCTGCTTCTTTGTCAACCTGGCTTTCATGTATCCACCAGGGAGACATGGTATAGGCCGGACTGGCTACAGGGGATATCCCGGCATGGTTTGCGGCCCCCTTTGGCCCGGTGCCCATCTCAACATACATGGCATATGCTTTGTTGGTATACACATTCCCAATAACCCGGTCGTCCATACGCTCAGTCATGGACTTGATACTGTTTCTTAATTCACCCTGCCGGACAGGACACAGAAGTTTTGCTTCTGCTTGTATCCGTTTGGCCTGCTGTCCTACCAACCGCTCCATCTGCTGGTCACAGACCTCTTCCAGGGCTGAAAACTTCCTTTCCAGCTCCTTTTGTCCATCAATCACAGCTTTTCCACCTCCAGCGTCAGAAACCAATAGGGATATATAGCGACCACCCTGTAATCCGGCTCCGCTCCTCCGGGAACATACAGGCATATCCCATCATTGGCCGTGATGACCGGGCCGTCCTTGACTGCATAGCTTACCTTACCTGTTTCCGGTACTTCCTGATAGATTCCTTGGATTCTCAGATTTCGGATATTTGGCAACCGCTGCCCATACATCTCTGCCTGTACCTTCCCGCCTGCCGGCCACTCCTCGGCCTTAAAGGATACTGCTGGGCCATATTCCAAATATGAGCTACCCTCGCTATCCTTTTTAGGTATTGCCTCCCGGTGATGGTACGTTCCCAGCCTGCTCCGTCTTAGCCTCATACGTCTTGCCTCCTATCCTTGCCAGCCTATACCTGTCCAGCGTGTCATAGATGTGCTTTGGGGCATTATCAAAACTATATGATTCTCCGCCGCCGCTCCGGCTGGCCTCGCCCTCTGTACCCATACGGTTTAGAGCAATCACGGCCAGGTCACGTACTGCCTTTTCCAGACCTGTCACAATCTTTGTACGGCCTGTATAGGACAGCACAAAGGCTGTGGCCTCATCCAGCAAAAGGGAGAGCAATATATCATCACCCTCCCCTGTCAGCTTTTTCAGCTTTTCAATATCAGTCACTGGAATTCACATCCTTAAGGACGGCCAATAATTCCGCCTTTGTAAGAGAAGCCGCGCCTTCAATGCCCTTTTCTTTCGCCAGGGTTTTTAGTTCATCCAGTTTCATCTCATGGATGGGGTTCCGCTTTTCCAGCTCTTTCACTGAGGTTCCCAGCTCCTTAAACCCTTCAGCTTTCAGCTTCGCGATTCGGGTCTCACTCTCAGCAATCCGCTCCACATTATCCTTAATCAACCTCATCTGCTACCTCCTTATGCTGATGGCGCTGCATCTTTGATATTCAGATAGATACTGTCCAGTTTATTGTCCAGCACCCAGATATCGTGGAATCTCCGATAATCCATCTGCCATGCATTCAATTTCTGGTTTACAGTCGGGTCAAAGATACGCATAATGTCCTGTTTTGTTACTGCAATAGGTGTAGTCCGCGGGCAGATAAAGAAGTTAATATCCTTTGCTGTAGTCCCTTTGATGTATCCACCCTGCTCTTGCCCTGAGGTCTTACCATCGTAAATAGTAATCGCTGTATACATGCGATTAGACGGCGTAGATACAATCGGTACCCCATCGACAGCCGGAACCTGAGTATCAATACCACCCTTTGAAAAGGTTGTATTGGTAAGCTTCCCGGACAGCTCCATCTCCAACTCCATAATCATGTCAGGTGTCGCGTGAATAACAAGAGGTCCGTTGTACAGTTCACGGATTGCCTTGATACCTTCCTTTATTTTTCGGAGTGCGGAGGTACCCGTTGCTCCAGGTGTATACCCATAGGAAACCATTCCTGACTTATTCGCCGTAATCGTCTCTGTGGCAATTTTGCTGATGCGGTACGCGTCAATCTCGGGTACCACGAAAACACGCTGAAATTCTCCCATGACGGCGGCCGCAGTGGTCACGAAGTTGTTTTCGTTAATGTCGATTGGGTCAAGCTGGAACTTACGTCCCCTGTCCTGGGTCATCTTCCTGGTTTCATACTCCAGGGTAACGCCGCCCTGCTGGTATCCGTTATCCCGGTCATAGTCCCCCAGGCCCTGGACGGACATCTTCGAGATTTTCACCTCTGCGCCTCCATTGTAAATGACCTGTCCGGCATTTGCATCCATCCAGCCTGTAACAGCCTCCCGGATTGCCACCTTATCCAACGTATTCTGAAAAAGTGTTGCAGTTGCTAATGTGTTAATTGGCATATTCTTTTACCATCCTTTCTTAAATTCCCATCATCAGTGATTCCACCTGTTTAGCAAGGTCATCACCCCCGCCTGACGGTGCTTTCTTCGGCGCGGGTCCACCTTTAAGTTTCTCGTCCACAGCAGCCTGTACAGCCTCTTGGAAGGCTTTCTCTACTGCGTCAATTGACTTGTTGCATGACTCCGCATTCGTGTAATTAAGCACTTCTGCAAGCCCCACAGGAAGCTTCTTTTCAACCAGGGTATTCTTGGCTTCCGCCATCAGTTCCCGGCGCGTAATGTCTGCCTCACGGGCTGCCAATGCCCTCTCCTGCTTTTGGGAAAGGTACTGTGCTTTCTCCTCCTTTGTCATCTTTGCAAGTTTCTCGGCCTCTGACAGCTTATCATCAGTAAGCGCCTGCCATTTCTCCTGTGCTTTTGCAAGGGCAGTATCAATCCCCTTCTGCACCCTGCGGTCAAACTCGGCCTGATAATCCTTGTTTTTTAGGATATCATCAAAACTCTGTGGGGCTGGGTCTGGTCCCGGCTCCGGTTTGGGGTCTGGCTCAGGTGTTGGTGCGGGGTCTGGTCCCGGTTCTGCAAAAAGCTGTAAGTTCATTTTCTGATACATTGGTTCTCTTGTTCTCATAATCTCTATCCTTTCCGCCCCAGCCTGTTCATGCGCCCAGGCCGTTGCATAAAAATAACACCCAGGTGTCACCTGCGTGCTTCTATCTCAGCTATATGTTTCCATAGGCAGTTTCACCCCGCTGCCCAGAGGGAGATATGTGGACCACCTAACCTTTCTTTTTTCTTCGCTTCATCTGCTTCTCCTTCTCTTCTGCTTCTTTTCTTCCCTTTACATATTTCGCATACCACTGTTCATAAGTCATACTGGCCGGTATTTCCTCATTCTTTCCAGTAACCGGATTTCTGGCCCTGCGCCGCATCTGGGATAATTCCGCATTTGAGATATCACAGATAGTTGTGGACCGGCACCATGGATGCATGGGAGGGCAGTTAAGTCCTGGCTGCTGCTCAGACACATTAAACCGTTTACCGTCTAATCCCCGGCACACGGTTGACGTCTTAAGGTCCAGTGTTGCCACATAAATATATGTCTCAATGCCGCACTCCTCATATGACTGCATCTCCATCTGGTTTGCCAGATTACAGGATTCAGTCCGCACCAGTCTGCGTGCATTGCTGGCCCCCTGGGCATACTTATTGGCTATGGTGTCGGCCACCTCGCTGTCAGTCCGACCTGTCACCATATTGATGAGTAGCTCCTGTTTTAAGTCCTGTGCAAGCGCTCTGGTATTATGCCAAATACGGTCTGAGTAATTTGCACCGGACCATTTGCTGTTTATCACCTTATCAATAGCCTTTGGGTCAATAGCGGCAAAAGAAAAACCCAGCCCCGTCCGTTGCTGGATATCGAAAATGCTCTTATAATATGCCTCGTTGGCAAGGTCCACATAATGGCTGGTGCTCCTAACCTTTTCCTGCTTATAAATCTGCTGCATGGTAATGTCAATCTGATTCTGGAGCTGCTGGAGCCGTTCAAGCCGTGCCTGGAATGCTGGGCTTTCCAGTTCTGCAAGGATGTCCGCTGCCGTCTGCCCCCTTCCAGGCGCCCTTAATGCCTGTTTCAGCTCATCCAACGATGTCTTGTCCTTTAAGTCATTTAGCAGTCTATATGCCTCCGCGTCTGTCAAGTGATGCTTACGCTTGTACCGCTCAAATATTTTATCCAGCTCATGGCTGATATACCCGGATGCTTTTTGATACAACTTTGCGATATCGTCTGCGGTATCTTCGGCTGATTGCATATACTCAAACATCTGCCGGGCCTTACGGCGCTCCCAATAAGACAAACTGCTACTCATCTACATCACCGGTTATCTTCTCCTTCACTGTCTCCTTCCCATCATCGGGTGGTGGAGTATTGGTCCCAATACCAAACATGGCCTGCTGCTGTTTAAGTGCTTCTTCGGCTTCCTTTTCCACTGCCTCAACCTCCGCCTCTACATCATCCACAAATGGTACCTGTGACAATAGAGTCCTCTTGCTTATCTTACCCCATAAATTAGAAATAATCTGACTGATTTCCAGTAGGTTTTTAGGCAGTGCACGGGTAAATGTCGGGATTATACCGGATATGTCAATGTTTATTGCCCTGCTCTTATTCAACCATCCAGAAAATAGTCGCATCCGCTTACGTAGCCCCTTTTTGTAATAACGTGTTTTAATCTTGGTAATGTTTTCCATGCCAAGCAGCTTAAACTCCATTGCTACCCCAGACACATTCCCACCAAAGGACTCATCCGTCATACAGGGGATGTGGGAAAATTTATGTATATCCTGCTCGACCGCTTTTTTTAATATCTCCACACCTGTCTCATCAAACGTCCGAGTCAAATATTCTGCTTTTGCATCCTTAGGCAGTTCCAGTAGCTTATCATCCTTAAGCCGTTGTGCTGCGGTTTTTCCGTCAGCATCCTTCGTATCCTCATCTCCAAGCAGGGCACCATAGAGGGCCAGGATAGAATCTATAAACTGCTCCTTGTCGGTGATACGGTCACTCATCAGTGCGTTGTATGCATCTATCAAAGGTATTTGCAATTCAAAGTCGCCTATCGCAAGCTTATTATTCCTATATTCGATTACGGGTACCTCGTCAAAATAATGTGGTTCTGGTTCCTCCAGAAGGGGCTGAGGTCCCTCAATATCTCGGATATCCAGCACATATTTATAATGCCTGGTTAGCACTGTTGCAACATACACCGTCTGATGTCTGTCACTATCATCCTTCCTCGCATAATAATAAACTGCAAATAGTTCCTTCTGCTCTATGGTGTCATCATAGACCACAAATGTGTTTTCAGGCTCCAGCGTCTTGATTGTCAGGTCAGTACCGCCTTCTTCTGGATACACATATTCATAGCACCGTCCATAAATGGATAGGTCAAGGCCATTATCACCGTCCGCCTCATCGGCACCAGCAAACTCAAACGCATCCATTAACGGTTTTATATCCTGCTGGCTTTTGTAACTTACAGGGTTGCCAATAAAATAAGAGCTGGCGGTATCAGAAATATCCTTCGCATGGTTACAGACCAGCTTTGTTTTCCGCTTCTCCCCCAGTATTTTATGCTGCCCTTCATAGTACCGTTTCAGCTTTCTGAGCCTATGGACCTCCTTCTGGTGTTTCTTGATTAAAGTAAGGATAGCCTGCTTGCACGGATTAAGTTCATTCCAGGAATCCCTTGGTATTGTATAGGTATATATGTCAATCACCTCCTTAATGCAATCCGTAATCGGACTTCTTTCTTATCTTTGCCCTCTTGTTTGTCATTACATCTTCCAGTGCATACCGCACCGCATCAATTGTATGGTTATCCTTGTCTGGATAGCTGCCTTTAAAGTTTCCATTCTTATCCTGCTCCAGTTCATACCCAGTGAATTCCCTGGCCGCATTCGGGCAGCGTTGTTGGTCAATGATAATTTCGTTCACCTCATCAGCCAGGAACTCCATGCCGAAGTCCACGGAGCCCGGTCCCTTCCTTGCTCCTACTACCCGTAGTCCCAATTCATTCAATGCATCAATTGCCCTGGGGTCCTCGCTGTCCGCTGTTACCAATTTATTAAGCGGATTATATTTTTTAATCTTACCAGCCAGCCTGGTATTCCCCATCCGGGTTCCGTACACTTCACCAAATAGAAAAAGACGCTTTCGCGTCCTGTCATAATGCATTTTTTCATATGCTGCCGGGTCAGCGCCGAAACCAAAATCCAGCCCCTGATAAATCCGGTCGAACCGCGCCATTTCTTCCTCTGTGATGGGCCTGACTGTCACATTCTCAAATACCTGGCCTCCGGTTCCTGTAGCAATCCCCAGATATTCATGTTCATATGCTTTAGGTTTGGTCTCCTTCAGGCCTTCAGCTTCTAAAAAGAAATCTTCCCCCAGCCACTCCGCCGGCACTGTCCTATAATCACTGTGGTGGACAATCGTATTTTCACGACTTTGAAGGACATCCTGATTCACCCAGTTATTCATAGACTTTGGGGGATTCCATGAATAGAAAACATAATATTTCGGACCGCCACGCATCAATGACTGAAGTATGGTACGTTCTTCTGCGTCTCCATCAAACTCTGCTCGCTCCTCAAACCAGATATACTTAAAGTACCCATTTGCCAGCTTTACAGATTTAATCTTTTGCGGGTCATCCGCACCACGGAAGATTATCTTATTTCCAAACGGTATGTATGTCAGGCTCAGTGGCGAATATCGGATTTTCCATTTATCTGCCACACCAAGCGCATTGATTGCCCATATAAGCTGTTGGAACACAGATTCTTCCAGGAACCGCCCTACCTTACGCATTGCAATGGCATTGGCCTGCGGGTCCTGCATCATCCCCAAAGGGATTTCAAGGCTGATGAACGACGATTTTGTGGAGCCACGACCACCAGCAAGTTTATAATGCGTATGCCGATGCGCTGCAATATCCCGGTGGAGGTCATAGAAGGAAGGTGCAATCAGGTCAGATAATCTAACTTGTGTCTGGCTTTGGGATGTCGTCAATTATCATCACCCCTCCTATCTGTCCGCTGTGCTCAATGTCCTGCTTATCCCTCCACTTATCTGGCCTCCGGTTCTTAAGCCAGAATATCTGTGCAGTGGTATCTGGTACAACCTCCTTGACCGTGACTGTGACCTTATCTCCATCGGCCGTTTCCTCTGTCTTGGTTTCCTTGTATGAATATCCAAGTGCTCTCTTAAGCAGTGCATTCTCAACCTGGATGTCAACAACCTCTTTTCCCTTTTTTAGGGCCTCCGATATGTCCGGATACTTCTTTTTCCACTCATATAACGTTGATGGGGTAATTCCGGCATTCTCTGCTATCTGCTCATCTATTAAACCGTCTCGCGCCCAAGCTTCCAATTTCAGCAAGCCTTCCGATGTTAACCAGTATTCAAATTTCCCTTTCGCCATCAGGCTTACCTCCTTTACTCGCTTTATGCTACGCTATTCTCCCATCATCTTCACTGTTTTATCCAATGCCAACATCATGTTGCAGTTCAGTGTTATTTCCGATGCCCATAAGGCCATTAACCGGTAATCCGCAGCAGTTACCTTCTCCTGCATGGTACGTTCCCATATTGCTTTAGCAAGGTCCAGATTCCTGTCAGTAATAACAAGCCGCGCCGGCTTAACTCCTGATAATGGCTTCTCCCATTTCTCTCCCATGTTCTTGTCCTCCTTCATGATATATAAAAAGGCACCTGATTACTCAGATACCTCTCTTTCCGCTCTTAATCTATTCAGTTCCTCTATCATAGAATTAGGCACGATACTATACCCGACCAGTCGTATTTTCCTGGGCGCATCTTGTCCTATCTCAATCAGCCCCTTACCTTCCAATCGCTCCATGTGAAACGCTACGGATGATGTAGAGCTCAGTCCAACCGCTTTGCATATCTCCCGTATGGTCGGTGCATACATGTGCTCCTGCATGTAATCAACAATGTACTGGTATATCTGTGTCTCACGTTCTGTCATCTTCATATGGATGTCCCCCTATCTTAGTCATAATTATATGACATCCTCCTGGCTGTGTATCTGGTAATATATTCCATCAAGGAGGCCCCGGACACCCTGAGTTTCAGGTGCCGGGAATTGGGTAAATAAAAAGTACCCATCATTTGGCAGGTACCTTTGATAGTAGCGAGGGACGGATTCGAACCGCCGACCTATGGCTTATGAGGCCATTGAGCTGCCAGACTGCTCCACCTCGCATCAGTGCCGGTTTCCCGGCATTGGTCCTATTTATCGCAGTAGGTACGCCGCTTTTTCAAGCGGGGGGAAGGCCGCAGGCGCTTGCCCTTTGGCCTAATTATAGTATAAAACGGAAAAAGCGGAAAAGACGGAAAATCGTCATTTAATTCCCATTTTTTTTAGGTATGCATCCCTTATACATTTACGTGGAAAATCTTCATTATGTGGCAATCCAATTTTCTTTGCAATGGATTTCCACGTAAGCCTATCCGTATACCAAAGCTTAAATACAGTACGTGTCTGTCCGTCCTCTATTTCTTCCAACCATGCCTTGATTTCTGCGGCTTCCTTCTTTTTCCGCTTAAGTATTTCCTCTTTTCTCATATATCTGTTTCGGTCAAATCCAACCACGCTCTGAGGTTTTGGGTATCCATCCCGATAGTCCATAATAGTGCTATTTCCTATTCCGGCATCTGTATTAACCATTTCGTAAAGTTCTAACTCTAAGCACTTAATATCCCATCTGAGTTTGTTTCTATAATCATCCAATCTTTTACTTGTTATATTCAACTCTAAACATCCTCCTATACAGACACACGCTCCCTTACACTCCGCAGGGTATGTGGTGTAGACTGTGCATAATACTGTGATGTGACTGCCGGGCTGGCATGTCCCAGGACCTCCTGTATGGTCCCAATATCCACCCCTTTGTTTTTAAGATTTCCGCTGCTGGTCTTACTGGTTGTGCATACACCAGAGCCATGCCAGCTATCTTTACGCAGTCACGGTCCTGCGAATCAGGTACCGGTATGCGCTGCTGTGTTGTAATCTAACGTTCGCCATTAATTGTTTTAAAATATTTTTTCCATGCTTCATCAAAAGAAATCCCATCTTCTGCCGCCATTCGTTCAATCGCACCGCGAAGGCATACAAGTGACATTGCAGCCTGTTCTATTCTCTTTGAATTTGTCCAGTATCGACAATTACCATTTCTTTTCAGCCATGTAATCAACAACTTCATTTTGTTCTCCTAAATGCGTGAGTGCTTCTATCCATTTTGGCTCTATACAAAAACATCCTTCGTGCTCATATTCTTTTGATTCCCAGGGCGCTTCAAATCCTTCCCGGTCGTCAATAAATACCCCTGTCATGCTATCCTGTTCCATCATATAGGCAAGTTCTTTATCCTTGTCCCCATCACACAGGCCAAGGAAAACATATTTTCCTTCCATGGCTGTGCTTTCGACAACATAGGCATCCTCTCCGTCCATATATTCAGCTATGCCTTTCCATAACTTATAGTCGGAATCTTCTGGATTATTTTCATCAAACATGTGGGCTGTAGCCAGTTTTGCTATCTTTATCATTCCTCTGCCACTCCCATTCGCTCAAGCTGCCTATTTAGTTTCTCGTCAATTCGCTTTGCAAGCGGTCCCTCTCCAAAACCAAGAAGATACTTTAACTGCCACAGCATAATTAAGGTATCGGCCATCTCGTACAGGACTGCATCCTCTGCCTCTTCTATCTGCCTGTCATTACCTCCGAAGTTGCGTTTTCTCCAATACTTATTAATTGCCTGGGTGAGCTCCGCCATCTCTTCAATGCACTGGCGGCTTTGCGGCTCATACCCGTATTTGTCAGCAATCAATTCTATTTTCTTTTCCGTGGTCATCCCTCTGTCTCCTTCGCTAAATGTGTGCTCTCTTTAAAATTCCTTCTGGCGAATCGTCAAATGGTTCCTGATTGGGTTTCCACTGCACCCCCTTACTCTCTGCCAATTTATCCAACATCTGAAATCGTTTCTGTGACTTCTCCCGAGCTGCATCGACCTCTTTTTGCTCTATCTCGTTTGATATCATCAACATTTTATAAAGAGCATCCCGGAAGCGTTCAGGGTAAACAACTCGTTCGCTCCTTAATATGCGGTTAAGGCCCTGCTGTGTATATCCAATCATCTTACACAAGTCCGATACGCTCATATTAAATGTGTGTGCCAGCTCTTTCAATTTCATGGATTAATCCTTTCTATAATCTCGCTTTTACCGAAATTATTAATCAACTAAATATATGTCTTAGCAACCATGCTTTGATGTTCAACCAACAATTCACCCACAGCCTTTGCAAACTCCCGCTTAAGGACAGGCATGTTGTCAATCAGTTCGCCGTTGGATACTTTACGCTTAATCCCGGTTCGCTTCCTAAACTCTGCCTCATATTCCTCCAGTTTTACTCCATGTTTCTTCATCCTGGATTTCACAACGTTATATGTAGCACATCCAAAGTTTGTTGTGTCGCCTCTGGCTTCAATAAGCGGCTGAATGATTTCCCGTCGTGTCTTACCCTGCTCCACTTCGGCTGCCATCCGTCGCCGTTCTATTTCTTTGTGGCTGTCCTCCTCCAAATTGAAAAGTATAGGCTCAAATATAGACCTCAGCTTTTCATCCTCTGATATAACCTCCAGGCAGGAGGCCCGTTCGGACCCTGTAGCGTATTTATAATCCTTAATGGCCTGCTCAGATACAAAACCATATACATCACGCATCTTTCTGTAAATGCGCGTCAGTACATTGTTAAAATCAGAATAAAGTTCTGGGTAGCTCTTTACCAACTTGTCTACCCTTCGGCGCATTTCAATCTTCCAGGCATACGCCTCAGACACTTGTGGTTTCTCATCTGCATTCTGCTTACCGCCTACATCCTCCAGCAGCCGTATAATCCTCTCCTGGTCGTTCTGTACTACTCGGAATTTTGCTTCCAGTACAGTAATGATGTCAGACCTTAATGTGGCTAACTGCTGCTCCACGTATGTTCTATCTACAAACAGTGCACTGGGTTTTCCCATAATCAATCATCTCCCTCTTATTCCTTCTATGAGCGCTTTCCGGTTCTGCTCTGCTATCAGTTCCCTGACGGATTCTTCCGGGAATGGCAGTTGGAAGGTACGTTCCTTGATTCTATTGGTTATCCTGTCATCATATCGCAAGTCCTGCAGGCTTAAATTGCTGGTGTACATTGTTATCAGCTTGTCCTGGTACCGGCCATTGATGATGCTGTAAAACCGTTCTCCTATCCAATCCTTTGGAAGCTCCGTTCCGAAATCATCTATCACTAATACCTGGACAGTGGATAACGCTCTTAGCAAGTCACTCTCGCTTCTGTCCTTATCATCCCATGTAGCCTTAATCTCGTTGATAATCTGCATAGAGCCGGCAAACTTAACCTGCATCCTGTATGTACTGACCATCTCGTTTGCTATGCTTGCGGCCATTCGTGTCTTGCCTGACCCCTTGGTCCCGGAATACAAGTACAGTCCCATCCCGTCCTTCCGCATTCCTTCCAGATTGTCCAGATAATATTTAATGGCTGCACCGGTATTCCTGATTATCTTCTGGCTCTCATTCTTCCGGTATACCCCAAAATCGAAGGAGCGTATGTCCAGGTTTTTAAATGCTTCTGGTATGTTCGCAAATTCAAGCTTTCTGTCCGCTATCTGCCGTTCTACCAGCCCGCAATCGCATCTGTATCCGTTTTCCCGGCCTTCCTCGTCCCACCAGTACACCCACCCTTTACCGTGGCATATGGGGCAGACATCAGAATCCGGTAAATCCTTCTCCGGCTCCTTCGAGGTAGTCATCGCTATATGTTTGCGTTCCTCCTGTATTCTGCTGACCATCTCCTGTAACGGGTCCACTGCCTCCACCTCCTGTATAATTAGAATCCAGATAATCCACATATCCACTGTTAAAAAATGTACTTCCGTTCTGCGGCTTCCTCCAGGATGCATCCCGCTTAAGGTCATCCTTGTATCTTTCAATACACCTCTTAAGCTCATCCTCACCCACTTTCAGGAGCTTCTGCTTCTGGGTATCGGATACCTGTCCCTTCCCCTTCTTGTGTGGGTACAGCTTCCACAAGGTTTCAAACAAGGCAGATGCCTGCTGCTTCCTGTCGCCGGATGCACTATATATATTATCTTCTTTCTTTATTTCCTTCTTTCTTTCTTCTATTGTTGTCGTTCGTTTGTCGTTAGAATGTCGCTCGCCTGTCGCCTGGGTGTCGTCTTGCCTGTCGTCCGACTGGTACAAGTCATAGTTTGTTATTGTAAATACGCTATATTTGTTTGTCGCCTTGCTTGTCACTTCGCCTGTCGTTTTTAGATGGGAAATTCCTGTCCTAATCTCCCTTTCCGTAAGCCCTGTTTCGGATGCAAGGTTTTTGATGGATGATACAAAAGAGCCACGCGGGATAGTTGTACCCATAAATTTTCCATCCTTCCAGTTGGCCTTCAAGAGCATATGGATGAATAAAACCTTCGTGTTTATGTCCTGATACCATTCCCAGTCCAGGAACTTGCGGTAAAGCTTAATATGTCCATCCATCCTATCACCTGCTATCAATGTCTCGACCGGCTTCCCACTCCTTATACAATGCTATCCAATCCTCCAGGCGCATTGTAACCAGCCATGTGCCACGATTACGGCGGTGAAACACGGCTGGGTATATTTCCTCACCAAACGGTAATATCTCCGCCCCAGTGTCGTCTACAGCCTGCCTCATGGCATCCTCAATGTTAAGGCGCTCAACTCTTTTGCACTCTATATGTATACCTGGAAGTCCCACCACATCCGCGTCTCCGTTGGAGCCGCAGTACTGTTGACCCCTACGGCAGCTATATCCATGGTCCTTAAGGAGATTGGCAAGTTCCCGTTCACCACGCTTCCCTTTTTCACGCTGTGCTTTCCCCATCTACATGCCTCCCGTCCCGAACATACTTATCTGGCCTGGGATACCCTTGCTCCTTACCCCGTTCACGAACCTCCTAGCGCCCTTTGTAGCCGCCTTCATGGACTGTATCCTCCTGTCCTGCCTTGCAATCCAGGCAGCGGCTTCATGGCGCCCCTGGAGCGTTGAATCAGGTATGTAATATCCGTCACCATTGTCCAGGTTAATGATAACCTTACTGTATCGCATGGCCTCTATCGCCTCACGGATACGTCTATCCTTATATCCAGTTATCCGGCTGAGTTCCGCCCTACTTATGGCATTCTGTTTACCTACGCCCAGGGCATTGTATACAGCGCATTGGATAACATCAGAATTTTTTGTGTATCTCAATTCAATCCCTCCTTTCGGGCCGGGTAAAGGAGGTTTGATAGGTCCCGGCCCAGGGTCAGAAAGTATATCGTGACATATTAGCAATCTGACCAGTACTAATTTCCGTTGTATGTATCAGCCCGTAGGCATTGATACTGATTTCAATTTACTTTTTCAAAGATTCTTCGTATTCCTCGATGACCTTAAAAAATTCGCTTGCCTTTAACTCTTTAAATCCTGCAAGGTTGTCAAAATCACAATCTGCTTTAAAACTTGCATACAATACATTGTTTATCATAAACAGTCTGCTGCTTGTCCGACCAAATACCCTAAATTCAAATGACAAAATAGGTTTGTGCGGTGATTTCAAACCTAGCGCCTTGCATTTATTAATCCATGCTTTTGCAGGTAAAGAATTTTTCTTAAACAAGCCCGGTATATCCTTCTTAAAATACTTTCCAAACTTATCAATATCACCATCCGTTGGACAAATGTACAACCTCTCTGCCGATTGATAATATTCATGAGTTTCAAAACCTTGCTCCTTTGCGAACTCCACAAACGCAGTATTTACCTTTTCTGACATGGCCTTATAATCTATGTACTCTTTATAAATTGGACTGTCAGACGTTACTATGTAATACTTTTCCATCTAATTCTCCTCAAATGCTAATCTAAATAACTTTTTCCAAACTCCTGCCGGAATTCTTCCCTGCTCCCATAGTGTGTCTCATAGTATTCCTGGGCCATCCTTTTAAGCTGCAGGTCAATTGTGCTGTTTTCCTGGGTTCGTTTAAACCTAACCCCGTTGGGATGTAGGTCATATCTCAACGGCATGATAAATCCTCTATTCTCTGACTTTTCCTTGTACCCCTGCCTGCCCTCAAATATATGGTGTCGCTCCACATAGGGGCTGCCAGTAAAATAACAGTGGTCCATATCATACGTGAATACACTCCATAACTTTTTAGCCATCCCGCGCCCTCTTTTTATAATGCTGGTCATATATATCCATCATCCGTTCCAGCTCCTGTGGAGGAAGCGTCTCTATCCCTATTTCCTGGCACTCTGATACCAGACCATCAATAAGATAGCTCATCTCATCTGTATCGTAAGTACTGGACCCTCGCAACATGATGTATGTGCGAAATGGGGTTCCGTCACTGGCAACCTTAACCTCGCCGGTTGGCTTGATGTGGTATGTCTCTGCCTCCAGGGCCTTGTTTTCTCCCTCATCATCATCTGGCACAACAACATATATAAGATGGCCGTCCACTTCCTCCAACTTTCCGTAACGGCGGAGCATGAGATTATGCGCCCGGTTTTTGCTTATCCCGGATGCCTCAGCCAGTTTTGTGATAAGCTGCCAATAATATGCATTTGCGTCCAGGCTGCGTTTCTTCCTGTAGACTTTGACGGCAAGTGTCAACATCTTATCGGCCAGCTTGTTGATGTCGCTGCTTACATCGCTATCAACTTCAAACGTAAGCAGGAACCGTCCAGTAATCCAATCCTTTGTGACACTTTTTAGCATCCCCTTACAATCCATACGTTGTTCCTCTTAATTCCATGGTAGACCTGACTCAGGGTCATCTGGCGGGATTGTCTCAGGGTCTGGGGTGGTAGGCTTATCCGGCTTTTTTTTCAGGACATTCATTGCATCTCGGAACTGTTCTATATTCATTTCATGGATGTCATTCAACTGATAATTTTTTAGGATTCTGGTCTTACCAACCCCTGTCCTTTGCAACTCAAAAAACAGTGTGTTAATATGTGCCTCCGTAATCAGGTTAGACTCCTGTTCCTCCGGCTGATTCTCAATCTGTCCCAGCTTGTATACCACTTTGTTGCTCTTGCGCCTCTTGATTTCCAGCGCATTAATGTTGCGGTTATCATCATATCCGATACGTGATACATAAAAGCGGTCGTAGCAGCTATATTTCGTCTTGCCGTTGCGGTCTTTACCGTTCTCGCAGATTTCACAGTTATCCTTGCTAATCCAGATAAAAGGAGCAGTATACAACTCTCTGCCAATACCCCAGTTAAAGCAGGCCCGCTTAAAACTGTCAGAGGCAAGGCCCTTCTCCTTCTCGGTGTTGCTTTCTGTGCCGGTATCCTCTTTCTCAATCCACAGCCCCTTCTCCTCATCCCATATGGATACAATACAGTTTGCATTATCCCTGCAATGTCTTCGTTGCCAACCCATGGGGCCTACTGTCTCATCAAGTATGTTCTGGTCTACTCTGGCATCCTTATACAGCAGCAAGGACAATCCATTTTGGGATACCGTCGCAATCCTACAATCAATCTCATCCTTTTTCAGCAGCCGAAATTCAAGCTTCGCCTTCTCCATCCGTTTCACACTCCTTTTCCATCACCCGGCTGGCCCACATATCAGCCATATGTAACAACAGGTACAAAGGCGTTTCTTTACCCTGTATCTGGTATTTGAAATTGCCGTACATACCATTGTGCATCAGTATTGCCCAGTTCTCAGCCTCCGTCAGGTTAATATAACGGCCTGCAATCTGTATGGAGCGGACTTCATGGTCAATATACATAAGCTCTGGATTTCCAATATACGGCTTTGTGGGGGACTGATATGGCTCTGCATTCTTGCCACGTCCCTTAAGCATATTAACCACATAGTTTGGTTTCCTAAACTGACCAGCCTTTCCCAGGTCATGAAGTAACGCACATATAATGACGCTACTCTTATCCACTTCTGGATACAGGAGGCTGGAAAGTTTGTCCATCAGCTCATACACATTTAAACTGTGCTCGGCCAGTCCTCCGGTGCAGGCCAGATGATACTGTGTGCTGCATGGCGCTGTATAAAATCCCATCTCATCCATTTCCACTAGAAGGTCAGCAATGCCCTGCCTGCCAGTTGATAATAATAATTCCTCGATTCTATTCTTACTGTTCTCCATACAAATATCCTCCATCTAAATTTAGTTCATATTGCCACCCATCCATTAAGTGGATGGTATCTTGTGCGGACCGCCTACGCTCCCTGCGCTCTGTCTCCTGTTGCTGACACTCATTACATATATGTCCCTCTCCCGGGTCAAGATAACAACCACAGGAATCACAATGGTAAGGGTGCATTATCCCCGGCCTCCTGCTGCGCTTTCTTTTTTATCCCCAGGATGCTGAATATGGCATCATCATCTGTATATTTCACAGAATCAATGTATTCCTGTACTGCCTTGATTCTTTCAACTGCCATCTGCCCTTCAATGAACAGGTCAGCAGGCACGTTATTCATTCGGATATCAGATACTTTTGCCATCTTTACAATCCCCTTCCATATGTGTTATATTATCCGTAGAGTTATTTTTTATCTGGCCGACTGGAGTTCGCACCTCCCTCGGCCTTTTTCTTGCCTTTCCGTTTCCCCACCCATAGGGATTAATCCCCAGGGCTACCGCTGCACGGTTTGTCCCATTTCTGCGTCTGCTCATCCTGCACCTCCGCTATGTTGTAATTAATATAGGTAACAGACTTACCATTCTGGATTTTCCCCTTGGTGATACTGACAGCATATCCGGCTTTGACCAGATATTTTGCCATTTCAAGCTGTTCCTGAAAGTTAAGTTTGCTTCCGGGTATTAATATCCTCACTGTGCTCACCACCTTCCTATAGGTATGTACCCGGCCCAGGTAAGGACCAGGAGCGTAACTGTCACTGCAAGCATGACCGTTAGGGCCACTATCATCCGCTCCGCATCCTTTCGGCCCCTACGTGCCTCATACAGCCCGCCCTTAAGCCATATGCTGGCCTGGGTAAGCTCCGGTATAATGTCACGGCGCTGGCGGGACGGGTCAGTAGTTAGGGGCATGTATCTGATGTCTGCTAGGCTCATTGGTATCCACCTCCTATCCTATTGACTTAATCTGCCCATATTTTCCACCACCACGTCTACGTTCAGTGGAAGCCATAGGCGTTCTCGGCTTCACATCTTTTTTTTCTACTTCCTCCATAGCCGAATCAACCCAACGCTTTATGGAATCTGGAAGAGTGTTAATATCAATGAGATACTTTTTCCCGCGCCTTACACTTGGTATCACACCTGTCTTTACTAATATGGTGTAACCTTTAAGTGTAATCTGTGTCTCCGGGTCCTGCTCTTGAAGCCATGCATAGCTTTCATTGATTCCGCGGAGTTTTGGTAAATCACACATTATTATCTCCACCTCCGTATTCATCTTCTTCAAAGTATTCTACAGAGACGCCAAAGTACTTAGCTAAAGCCACTAACTTTTTCATCTTAGGTATACTTCGCCCATTTTTCCAATCAGTAAATGTAGACTTTGTGATACCAGTTTCTTTTGATACCTTATAGTCTGTAACACCTTTAGAGTCTCTAAGAGCAACATACTTCTTATACACATTTTCACCTCCAATTTTTTGTTCTATTTTTCGAATTTCTATTGCAATTAGTTCGGAAATCAGTTATAATATGTTTGCGGGCAAATTATATAGAAAAAATTCTGTTTTGATTTCCGAACACATTTACATTGTAGTACGGATTTCAAAATTTGTCAATGCCTTTTTGTAATGATTTCAGAATTTTTTCAGAAAGGATATAGGATGTATGAAAGATATTGCGAATTGAGAGATTCTAAGGGTTATAAAGATGCCGATATCGCTAAAGGGACTGGCATTACCAGGTCCACATTTACCGATTGGAAAAATGGGCGAAGTATACCTAAACCACCAAAATTACAAAAAATCGCTGATTATCTGGGTGTCTCACTTTCTTACCTCATGACCGGAATTGAGGAAACACTGCCAGAAAATCCAAAACTTAATGAACGTGATAAACGTGACATTGCAAAAGACCTGGATCGTATAATGGAAGAGATAGCAAATGATACGGATGGCCCTCTATATTACAATGACCAGCCTATTCCGAAAAACAAAATTGATTTGCTGAGAAATGCAATTGAAGTAGCATTGGAGGATGCCAAAATAAAGAATAAGGAAACGTATCGGCCATACAAGTATAAGCCTAGACCAGAAAAAGATTAGGCCCTTTGGGTGGTGAATGAATTTTGAATAATATAAGAATACCGAAACTGGTATCATTTCTGAAAAGAAAATATGGAACTGATGACCCGGAGGAAATTGCTGACTATCTCGGTGTAACCATTATTAGGATGCCGTTAGAAGATGTAGTTGCTGGATTCTACAAATTACTTAAACGTAGAAAATACATATTTCTCAATTCAGACATTGATGATGACGTATTTCTCCGTGTGGTTCTGGCGCATGAATTAGGACATGCAATCATGCACCCAAAAGAAAATTGTACTTTTATGAAAAGCAAAACACTTCTTCTAACGTCACGAATCGAAAAACAGGCCAATATTTTTGCTGCTTATTTATTGATTGATGATGATATGCTGGAAGAATTCTCTGGATATACCGAAGAACAATTTTGTAATTGTACAGGCTTCCCATCTGAATTACTTGATTTGAGACTGGTTTAAATATATAAAATAAAAGCCCCAGGAGCAACCAACTCCCAGAGCTTATCACATAGATACTATTGCCGGATTGCCCGGATGAATAATATCAGATTCGCACCTATATTATATCATCCTGCGCCAAAATCCGCAATGGCGTATTTTTTATACTCTTTTTTAGAAAGGATGACTGATATGGCAAGCATACGAAAACGAGGAAGCAGCTATGAAATTACTGTAAGTAATGGATATGATAGTAGTGGAAAGAAAATTACAGAAACAGAAACCTGGAAACCTGAACCTGGAATGTCGCAAAAAGCAATTGATAAAGCTCTCAACGAATTTGTTGTGGATTTTGAGAGAGATGTTAAATCAGGTAAAAATATAAAAGGCGCTCGAATGACATTGTATGAACTGTCCAAACTGTACCTGGAAGATATGAAGCCTCCCACTCTTGCCAGGACTACTTATAAAGACTACAAAGACAGGCTTGATAATCGAATCATCCCCGCAATGGGACATATCAAAATTGGGAACCTTAGAAACAATGATGTTAAGAATTATAAGAAAATGCTTAAGGCTGAATATCGCAATCCCAAAACAAAAAAACCATTATCTGACTCTTCCATCAAAAAAGATTGTGTAATAATAAGTGCCATGTTAAGCTACGCTGTTTCAGAGGGGCTGCTTGACATGAACATGCTGATATATGCAGGAAAGGTTACAGGTCGCAAAGAAGCCAAGAAAGAGACCTTGCCTAAGTATTTCACCATGGAGCAGTTAATACGCCTCATTGACGCTCTGGAACGTCCAATTGAGATTGTTCACAAAGAGCATAAGACTACGGTTCGTGGTAAGCAGTATGGTGTGAAAGAGTATGTTCAGACATTTCAAGTTCCTAATAAGTGGAAACTATATTTTTACATAGCGCTTTTTGCTGGCGACCGGCGCGGTGAGAATGTATCTTTGACCTGGAATGACCTTAACATGGAAACGTGTGAAATCAATATAGACAAATCTACCGATTATGTTGATGGTACAATGGGTCTGAAGGATACAAAAACTCACAACATACGGGAAAATACCCTTCCTCCATATGTGATAGAAATAGCCAAGTCATGGAAAGCTGAGCAAATACAGCAATGTTTCAGAAAGGGAGAAACATGGTTGGGTTATAAAGGGAGTGACTACGATAAGAACTTTATTTTCACTCAAGCGAACGGAAGCCAAATGCATATATGCAGCCCATACACTACCTTTAAACGCATCATCCGTATCTATAATCAATACGCTGTGGAGAATGAGAAAGATAAGATACCGGATAATATTCCTCCTCATGGACTGAGGCACTCTGCTGCCGCTATCCTTATCTCAAATAACATGGACGTCAGAACGGTTGCCGGTGTACTCGGACATTCAAATCCTTCTACCACGTTAAATATATATTCTTATTTTTTCAAGGGAAAGGGGAAAGAAGCTGCACAAATTATGGAAAATAGTTTACTTCCAACAAAAACCGTAGTAGGCAAATAG